CAAGGACAAGAAGTTTCTCTTCTCTTACTAAGAAAGGTCTGTAGGTTATTGTTTCTCCAGTTGATGGCAACTCAAGTTCATAACTTGGCGTACTAATCTTTGGTAAAGGCATAACAAAATATAATATTATGTGTGTTTATTTAGATGGTTATGAAGACTTTGCTCTGGCACGTGCTAATGCTTGGTCACCAGAAGTTGGACCAGTACCAGAACGTTGACCCGCAGCATTTATATTAACGTTCTGTCCTTCAACCGCTACATCAGACTGACGTGGTTCTCCTTCATCAGGGTTAACACTCCAAACTCTATTGCCTGAAGGATTAGGAAGACGTAAATCTCCTATCTCATCAGCAAGAACCGCATTAACTTCTGACAACATCTTAGCTGAAGCATTAGGATGTCTTATATTGTTAGAAGGATTCCTTCTAGGAGCATTTAATAATGGTTGTGAGTTGGCACGGAAACTATCTTGTCCTAACCCACGAGGAGTTCTAACACCAGTCTTATCTGTAACATATCTTTCATATGCAAACGTCACAGTGAACTCAAGGTTCTGTGATGGGTCATAAGATACATCAGACGATGAAATATTAATAGGAAATGCATTAATGAATGTGTATACAATAGATCCTTTTCTATCAAAGATTGGATTAACTACACCCCATGAAGCATCTCTATCTTTATTAAACTTATAGAGATATAAATCACCCTTATAATTCTCTGGATAGTTAGCAACATATGTTGCATTAGAAGACTTTGGATTTCTTCCTACTAATGGCATAATATATTCCATCCATGCTTCAAACATATACATGATCTGATAATCAGAATCAATATAGAATGTCAAGTCAATAGTATTATCAAACTGACGCATATATGCACTCTTCTGTACCACACCATAGAAATCTCTTACATCATGTGTTGAGATTGCTGACCCAGGAAGGGAGGTTGATTTGCAAAGCATACCTGCTTCACTTAATAATAAACGAGGTATTCTATTTGCTACTAATGCATTCCAAAGATTTTGAGTAAATCCAATATGAGATTTGTACTGACTACTCTGTGCCAGGTTACCAAACCTACTTAAAAATTTACTTGTACTGTATCGAGTACCTGGTATGTTCCCAGCCATCTAAATACCATATGGTGTTTCCCTATACTATGTATGTCATATAAAGGTAGATTTATCCCTACGCAACAAAATAAGTACAAAGGAGACGCAAGAAACATCATCTATAGGTCTCTTTGGGAACTTAAGTTTATGAAATGGTGTGATCGTAATGTAAATATACTTGAATGGGGTAGTGAAGAATTTTTTATACCTTACCTATCACCTCTTGACAATAGAGTCCATCGTTACTTCCCAGACTTCTACATGAAGATCAAAGAAAACGATGGTAAGGTTAAGAGATATGTGATTGAAGTTAAACCCTTGAGGTATTGTGTCCCTCCTACAAAAGGAAGGAAACAAAAGAAAACATTCATACGTGAAGTGGCAGAGTATGCAAAGAACCAAGCAAAATGGAAAGCTGCTAGGTCATTCTGTGAAATGAGACAACTAAACTTTAAGATCGTTACGGAAAAAGAACTTGGCGTTAAATGAACCCTATGAAAATAGACTGACCGGTATGGTGGAGAACCTTACTGGTATAGAGGATGCTGATGATTTAATGTTAGATATTATTGAACGTCTGTCTGAGGGAGTAACACCAGTACCTGACTTAGGAAACTGGTACACCTTTATCTACAAAGCAAAGACTCCTAACATTACATATGATACTAATCCTCTAGTTGCTGTTACAGAATACATGCCAGGTGGATTCAAAGGTTACAACGTTCATTGGAATAGAATGAGAAACTATACCTTCTTAGAGGTAGTAGGACAGTTATATTATGTGAACCCAGCAGAGATAGATGAACTAAAGACAATACCTTATCAAAATTTTGTTCTAAATAACTAAAAAGATAACTGTGGGATTAACAAACGCTAGTGTTTTAACAAATGATGGAAGGGCAGTCTTGTCCTTTGATCCAGATAATCCTAGTAGAGATGCAACAGTAACTGTTGATGGAACTACATACACCCAAGGTTCTGATGGTTTATTTGCAGGTTCTGATGGAAAAATATGGAGTGGTGAAACTCCTGGTAGTGGGATGACGGCATCTGCTGGTTCCCAACTCAGATCTCAGATGGGAAATATTCTTAACAGTAATAAAGTTAGTAATGAAACTATAGACAAATGGGGTGCTAAAGTAAACGGAGCAAACAAAGAAATAAACACTGGTGGAGCATCGGCAGGAGACAGTGGAGACGGAGGAACACCACAGACTATAATGGAAGCGTTCTCCAGTCTGGCTGGTGCAAGAAAACAACATAGAACTTATGGAGATCTAAGGTACCCTCTTGAATTATTTGACACTGACTATATGATGATTAGACAGTTCAAATATGTACCCTTAAGTGAATTTGATCAAGTAAGTAGTCAAAGAGAAAGAAGAGCAGATAGAAGACATAAAAGATCAATAGGATCTGTTACTTTACCTATCCCTAGTCAGTTAGTAGATGCTAATACTGTTAGTTGGAACAATAGTAGTATGAATGACCTGCAAATGGCAGGGATAAGAGCAGGTAGTTCGATTATGAATTCAGGTGCTCCAATTCAAGCAGCTCAAAAAATAATTGATGATGGTTTAACTAGTCTCGAAAATAATACAGGAACTGCAAAACAATTTATCCAAAACCTCATACTTGGACAACTTCCTGGTATTAATCAGAGTCCTAATGAAATACTAGGAAGATTTCAAGGACAAATAATAAATCCAAACTTAGAATTAATCTTCGGTGGTCCTACGTTACGTCAGTTTCAATATAGTTTCCGTCTAACACCTAGAAATAATAGAGAAACACAAGTAGTTAGAAGTATTATTAGATTCTTTAAACAGGGTATGTCTATAAAAGAAAACCCTACAAATTTCTTTCTTTCTGCTCCTAATATATTCCAACCTCGGTTCTACAACAAGGACGGACAACAACACACATTCATTAACACTATTAAAAAGTGTGCTTGCACTAGTTTCACTGTAAACTACGTACCTGACAATACTTTTATGACATTACCTAACTCTTCTATGACTGCTTATGAAATTAGTATGGGATTCCAAGAACTAGATCCAATCATCGACCAAGATTATGCAGAGTTAGACAACAATCAAGACAGCATTATTGGTTTCTAATCATGTCTAGATATTTCCGCAACCTACCCAACTTCGAATACATCTCTCGTATTAATGAGAGAAAAACCAATAAGGATTTCCTTACTGTTAAAAATCTTTTCCGCCGTCCTATCATAAGAGAAGATTTATTTACAGACTTTATGTCATTCACCAAGTATAGAATCGTTGGTGATGAACGTCCAGATGAAGTTGCATATGATGTCTATGGAGAATCAGATTTAGATTGGGTTGTTCTTCTTTCTAATAATATTATCAACGTCAGAGATGAATGGCCACTAAGTCAACATGATTATAGAAACTATTTGATTGAAAAATATGGCAACGACACCACTGAAATAGATAAAATAAAATTCTATGAGACCAAAGAAATAAAAGATTCACAAGGAAAAGTATTTGTTCCAAAAGGAATGCAAGTTGATTCAACTTTTGAGACAACCTTCTTAGATAGTGGAACTAATTTATTAATTACAGTGAGTCCAATTGAAGGTATTACTTATCGTACCTATGAAGAAAGACTCCAAGAGGATAAAAGAAACATTAACCTCTTGAAGCCTGAGTACTTATCAATTGTTATGGATGATATAGAAACTCTCTTAGATTATGAACAGTCTACAGAATATATAAACCCAGTTCTTAAGAGAGCATCCAACCCGAACCTGGGTTAATTATTCCTCAGCAAGTTTCTGGAAATAACTTAAAGCATCATCCTCATCTGCATCAGGTGCTGCTGTAACTGCTGCAACTGCTGTAGGTCTTGGATCATCCTCTTCAACCACTTCCTCATCAAGACGAGGACGTTGTGCCTGTTTCTGTCCAAGCACAGACTTAAGACGACGTTCTAAATCTTCATAGGATTTGAAGTTAGATTGTGCTGTGAAGTCTGCTAGTGAGAACTGTTTCTTCCAGAGTGCTTCAAGTGCATCATCGTCATCAAGGAGAGGTGCAGGAGCATCAAACTCTGACTTGTCATAATTCCAGTAACCATCAACCTTTCGTATCTTAAGTTTGAAGTTTGCACCTTGCCAGAAATCGAAAGGATTAATGGGT